TTTCCAATAACAAGAGCATCGGAAAATGTATTTATTGCAAATTGGTTATTTGTACGGTTAATACCTAATATACCAATATCTTTTCCTTGATATTGCAATGAAATAGATGGAGCAGATGTTGGATTAATATTTTCAGTATCTGCATCCAATAATATAGAAGATGATTGCAATGAACTGATATGTAAATTTGCTTGTGGTATATTTATACCTAAACCTAACCAATTATTATTATCATCAAATATAAATGAATCAGATGATGCAATAGGATCTATATCATTACCATATAATATAGTCCCTTTTATAAAATTTGTTTTACCAGTACCTCCATATTGGACATTTACAGTACTTGCTTCCCAATCACCTGTAAGAATAGTTCCTAATTGATTGACGTGAGATTGATTGGGATCTGTTTGAATAATTACACCAGACCCACCTAATAAACCAGTTCCAATAATATTACTACTTAATCTTAAATTATTATTTGTATCAATTTCAATACTTGAATTATCAACATTTACATTCACCGTATTTGTATCAATTGATATAGCATTTCCAGGAACAACTTGTGAAATACCTGTAAATTGTGTAAATGTAATAGAATTAGTACCCACAATATCATTTCCTGATAAACTATTACATATCCAACCAGTGTTATTGTTATTGAATCCTTGTTCAACAAATACAAAAATACCTGACGCGTTTGATCCTATAGAAACATCATTACTTCTTTGCGGTATAATTGTATTTGTTACTGTATAAATACCATTTTCAATTGCATTTGCTTGGTTTTTAATCAATATACGATCACCCAATGATAAAACATAACTATCAATTGTAGCACCTATATAAAAATCTGTATTCAATGTTTGTGGAACTAAAGTAGCTGCTTTAACACTATCTTTAACAAACAATCCTTGTTTTATTAAATCGACATAACTTTTATTAGCAACATCTGTAGGATTAATAGGATTATTTACATTGATTATAGAATTTCCATGTAAATTAATATTATTATAAAAATGTCCTGTTCCATATATACTTGCATCTTTATTAATTGTAACACCTCCATTAACAATTAAAGCACCTGTTGTAGGATTTATAGAATTAGTTGTATCTGAAATAACTACATGTGAAGTCATTGAAACATAGTTATTAATATTGAGATTATTATTAATATTGAAACTACCAAATGAATTTCCGTTATCATTACCAGTATTTATAGTAACATTATTATTTATTGTATCAATATTCATTAATACACCTGAAGTTCTATTAGCATTATTAACGATAATAGCATTTGTACTATTTGTAATACAAGATATAGAACCATTACATGTAATGTTTTTAGCAACTCCTAAACCACCATATAAAATAAAAGATCCAGATGTAGAACTAATAGAATCTTGTGTACTATGCATAACAATTGCTCCATAAATGTTTACATTACCTGAATCACTTTCAACACTGAATAATGTTTTTAAAGTGTCATTTGTAGTAACACTAAAACTAGGAATATTGCCTACACTATTGTAATCGCTTGCGTAACTTGGTAAATTTATATTAATGTTACGTTGAGACGTTTCTCTATCTCTGCCTATATAATACGAATTCGTACTATCATTGATATTTGCTAATTTTAATAAATTTTGTGAAACTGTATTATTACTTTTTAATATCATACCAGGATTCTGACTTGTACCATCTCCAGCAGCTATAATTACTTGTCCATAAATATTGCTTGTATTTGCTGATAAAATTGTATTATTATTATTTTTAATTGATAAATTTCCATTTGTACTATTCAATGTAATGTTTTGATTTGAATATATTGTTTTAGCAACATTCAATCCACCTAACACAATTAATGAACCATTTGTTGAATTAGTAACATCTGATGTACTAGATATAAAAGTACTTCCTGAATTACCACTGGTAACACCTGTGTTTATAAATAAATTTCCTCCACTATCTACATTTAATGATGGGTTATATTGTCCATTTCCAGCCCATTTGAATACAGTTGGTTGTGATAAAACAACATTATTACTCGTAATATTAATATTTGTATTACTTGTAATATTTAAATTATTATTACTATCAGCTACTATAGTCTGATTACCTGAATTACCAAATTTAATAGGATTACTTGTAGGAATCCTTATTGATCCACCAACCGCATTCGGATTTAAAAATAGATTATTTCCTGAAGCAATTGTTAAATCGCCACCAGCATTTGCTACTATATATTGATTATTATTAGAAAAGGCAAGATTTGTATTTAAAGGAATTAATACTTTTTTAGATGATCCAGGATTTAATTGAATATCTTGACTACTTGCCATAACCATGTTATTAGAACTATCTGTGTAAACCTTTTCGGTTGGTGTAGAAAATGTAATAGGAATTTGATTAGGAATATTTATACTTTTATTTATTCCATTTACAAAGGTGAAATTAATATTTGATCCTGATTGAATGGTCAATATCTGCGCTCCACTATTATATTGAATACTTTGATTTGTGGAACCAAAAATCATTTTTGTATTATTTGGAATAGTTAATAACCCACCCGGCTGAAGATTTAAATTATTTATAGATGAAATTGTTAAATTACCGGATGTATTCGTATAAATACCACATCCATTCATATTAATCAACCCATTTATATATAAATCCTTAGTAATACCTATACCACCTAATGTGTAAAAAGAACCCGATGAAGCATTTGTACTATTTGTACTTGATAATATAGATATATCAATCGATAAACTATTTACTGATTCTATCAAGTTGGTTGAATTATTCCATGACATTATACCATGATTTAATGGGGAATCTTGTCTTAAAGCAACTGCTTGTGTATTACTAATCACACCGACTCTAAATGTTTTTGATGTTTCATTATAAACAATTCTGTAATTTTCTAATGTGCCTCTATCAATTTCTAAACCAGCTTGTAATAAACTAACACCTGCACCTAATTCATGATTATTTAATAATAATATATTATCTTGATATTCTGAAACTAAAGAATCAATAATTGTAGTATTACCTTCAACATATAAATTCCCTTCAATTGTTGTATTACCTGTTATTTGTAAATTACCAAATGTAGGTGATGAATTGTTTGCAACAGCTTGATTTACATACGTATCTAAACGATTTACAATACCACCTATAGATCGATAATCAATACGATTATTTAATACAGGTTTAGGTCTAGTCATCCTCGTTACCCCTTATTATTTACTACTTTTATAATTATTTTACATAATTATCTTACATAATTATCACAGTTAACTATTTATTCTTATTTTTATTATATTATTTAGTGATTAAAATTAATCTAATTAATCCGTTAAGTAGTTTAATCTAATTAAACACAACATTAAACATTACAACAAAACATTATATCTGTATACATATATGTATACATATCTGTATATATATCTGTATACATATCTGTATATATATCTGTATACATAAACAAAGAATAATTAAATTGATAAGTAATTAAATTGACAAGTAATTAAATGGACAAATAATTAAATTGACAAGTAATGAATAATTACATTAAATAGGATATTCAAATAATAATTTCCCATTTTTTATTGTTAAAAAATTATACATTAATGAATATATATATAAATATAAAGAATCATTACCAGATGATAAATTAAAATTAATAGTAATATCTGTAAAAACATTCATACTGAGACAACCTGTTGGTTGATTATCTTGAGGTTTTAATGAAAATGGTAATGTATAAATATATTTATTAGGAATACAATCATGTACACTTTCCGGGAACATGCATCTGTAATAAAATTCGGGTAAATTATCAAAACGTGTTATACCATTTAAATACATTGTCATATATTTAAGAAATGAATTACCATCTGGTCTTGAATAATTAAAATAATTATTAGAATTTATATTATTTGAATCAACAAAAGTAACAAGTAATTCTTTACTTGGATTACTAAATTTTAAATATGTTGTGTAATTTGTAGCATTTGCAGGTATTATTTCATCACCGTGATATTCTGCTTGATTGATAACATACATGTGTTGATTTTTTTGAAAATATTCTATAAACGGATTATCTAACCAAATATATTCAGCATAGATATAAGATTCTATTACACTTGTATCATTTATGTTAGCAGGTAATTGTGTTCCGTCATAATTAATACAATCAGTTATATTACGTAATGTAAACTGGATTTTAATATCATTTGTATATAAAGCAAGTAAAGGTAATGCTAATGAATAATCTTTTGTAAACCAAAATTCTAAAGGAATCATTAATGTTGTTTGTTGAGTTGCATTATACAAATTGCTTCTGAATACATCAGATTTTAAAATCATTAAATTCCGACCATCTCTTTTACTTTTACTTGTTGATAATTCATCCCATACATCCATAAAAACAGGATATAAACGATCAATAACTACACCATCAACTAATAATTCAATTGGTCCATCAAAAATAGCATATCCAAGCGTGTCAGACCATGACAAATAAGTACCATTTGCATTTTGTAAAGGTGGTAATGTGATTTGTAAATGCATTTTACTTAATAAATGACCTTTTTTAAGAATATTACAAGATGAATATTTACCAAAATTGACAATTTCATTTAAATTAGTTTGAATAATTTCAGTAGTGAAATTAATATATCGATAATATACGTAACGAAAAACATTTATTTCTGGGTTTTCAGTCAAACGAACTTTTTCATTTCCTTGTGCTTGTAATTGTAATAAAGACCCCGTCATGTACTTTTTAAATTAACGAATTAAATTTAATTAAAAAAATAAACATTTATTATTTATTTAGTAATAATAAAATGAGTGATAACAGTGATAATGACAAAATTGATTGTGTTACAATTGATGAAGAAAATATAAATAAATTATCATTATTATTGAATAATGAATATATAAATACAAAAAATAATGAAAATGAAAATGAAAATAATACTTTAATAAAAATAGATAGTCCAGATAGTCAAAGTGAAGCAGAAAAATTACATTATACTATAGCAGGATCAATATTAGAATGTATAAAAAATCAAAAAGTACCTGAAATTAACACAAATCAAACAGTACTAAAAATAAATAATATAAATTGTAGTGAAAATAGTGGAAATATAATACAATCCGAAGTAGGATCTCCCGGTATAAAAATAGAACTACCTGATATAAAACAGTCTGGTATAAATACACATTGTAATAATATCAAAAAGGCAATGCAAATTCATGACATGTTAAAAGAGTTAAAAATTATAAATTACAC